GATTCCTTTCTAGGTTTCTCCCGTTACGTCTGGCCAGAGGCAATCCTGTCCAGTCACCACGAAAAAATGGCCGCGGCCTTTGATCGTATAGCCGACGGCACGCTGAAGCGGCTGATAATCAACATGCCGCCCAGACACACTAAGTCTGAGTTTGCATCCTACCTGCTCCCGGCATACATCATGGGCCGTCGTCCGACGACCAAGATCATTCAAGCAACTCACACCGGCGAGTTAGCCGTGAGGTTTGGCCGTAAGGTCCGTAACCTGATGGAGCTGGACACCTATCAGCAGTTATTTGACGCGGTGCAGCTCAAAGCGGACAGCAAAGCTGCCGGACGGTGGGACACGAACCATGGTGGGGAATACTTTGCTGTTGGTGTAGGCGGTGCGATGACAGGTCGTGGCGCGGACCTCTTGATCATTGACGATCCGCACTCGGAACAGGACGCCCAGTCCCAGCTGGCGTTGGACAATGCGTGGGAATGGTACACCTCTGGACCTCGATCTCGACTGCAGCCCGGTGGCGCGGTAGTTATTGTGATGACCCGTTGGGGCACGAAGGACCTGACTGCACGCCTGATCAAGGCTCAGACCTCGCATAACGCGGACCAGTGGGAGGTTATTGAGTTTCCTGCTGTGTTTGACGAGGGCGAGGAGAACGAGCGTCCGTTATGGCCATCCTTCTGGAAGCTGGAGGAACTCAAGGCTGTCAGGGCGTCGTTATCGGTCCAGAAATGGAATGCCATGTACCAGCAGCGTCCTACTGCGGACGAGGGCGCGATACTCAAGCGGGAGTGGTGGAACATCTGGGAGCATGACTATATGCCCCGTCTGGACTATATTATTCAGTCTTACGACACGGCTTACTCGAAAAAGGAGACGGCTGATTACTCTGTCATCACGACGTGGGGTGTGTTCTATCCTAGCGAAGACGCTGGGCCTAACATCCTGCTGGTTGACGTGCGGAAGGGGCGCTATGACTTTCCTGAACTCAAACGGCTGGCCAAGGAGCAGTATGACTACTGGCAGCCTGATAATGTCCTGATCGAGGCCAAAGCGACAGGGACCACGCTTCAGCAGGAGCTTCGGCGTGTTGGCATTCCTGTCACGATGTATTCTCCCGGTGGTCGGCGAGCGGGGCAGGATAAGATATCGAGAGCCAACTCTGTCGCGCCGATTCTGGAGTCTGGCATGGTCTGGGCGCCTGAAACTCAGTGGGCTGAAGAGCTGATTGAGGAGTGTGCGGCCTTTCCGAATGGCGACAATGACGACATGGTGGACAGCACGACGCAGGCTCTGATGCGATTCCGAGCAGGCAATTTCATCTCGCTGTATTCGGACGAACCCGAGGAAGACTCTACCGGAGACCTTGTGCCTGAGTATTATTAGGATAGAATGGCCGGACTATTAATAAATTAAGGGGACGCCCTTATGCCCGGTCCTTCCGCTCGAGAGATGCTCTCGAAGCTGCCTTTGCGTATGGCAAACGGCGGCCCTATAAACCTTTCCACTGAATCTGCTTACGACCAATCCGCTGCCTATAAACGCGCTCTTGAGAGCGGTGGTGAAGAGGGCGTGCAGGCTTATTACGCCAACCTGAGAGACCTTGCCGGCAAGTACATGGCCGGAGAGGGTCAGTTCGCAGGCAATCAGCCTATAGGCGTTGAAGCTTACAACATCATGCTGGAATCGGGGATCAGTAACACTGACCTCATCAACGCCGGTGTTGGGCAGGATGTCTTGGATAAGATATTCACTACTCCTGCCACTGGTCCAAGGGTCGATCTGCCGACCACTGTGGAGTCTGCTTTCGTCACCAATCCTGTCCTAGCGGCTGAAGCAGCAGCGCGCACCGCAAGGGGTGACCCCGGCGTAGAGTCTCTTCAGAGACAGGCCAGAGAATACTTGGCCAGAGTGCAGCAGGGCGGCATAACCCCAGCAGAGCAGAGCCTTCTGAGAGAGCTTGCACTGGAAGGTGGCTATACGATCGCAGATATTCAAGCGGCAGGTATTGACCCCGGTATTCTGTTTAATATTCCCAAGCCTAAGGAAGAAACTGTCTTTCGTCAGACCCAAGACACTTACACGGCCCCCACGGTGTATACCTCTGAGGGTTTTGGCACCGATCCCGGCATATACGGCCCCGGCGAACCCGCGCTAGACGAAGCCTTCACGGCCAGCGACCCACGGACCGAGGTCACAGAAGATATTTTCGGGGAACAGCAGCTCACAGGTTTTAATTACCTACCTGCAGCACAACTGCTCTCGGCCACCGGATCAGGGTTTAGCTTTACACCGCCCTCTGTTACCAGCCGCCCGAGGACGTTGATGTCCGCTGATCAACTCGGTCGATATACCAGAGGCCGCGCAGCTCAGGACCTACAGCAGTTACTGGGGCCAAATCGAGCGATCCAGTTTCCAGACGCTTCAGGACAGATGCAGGATACCACTCTATATGACCGCTACAAGCCACTTCTGGAAAGAACCGGCAGCTACGGTGGCGGCCTGTCTAGGTCCCAGCTCTATGCTCTGATGAGGCAGGAGCAGGCAAGAGAGGCAAGAGAGGCGCGTGCTGCGGCAGACGCGGGGGCCGGAGCGTTTACTCCATCACAGAGCGGCACTATAGCGGACTACATTGCCCTCAATCCTGACGTGGTAGAGGATTTCAATACTCAGATAGACGAGGGCCGCATGTCTTCTGACATGACCCTTGAGCAGTTCGCCACGAACCACTACAACACCTTCGGGATGAAGGAGATGGCATCCGGCATGCGGGCACCGTTTACCTTGACCGGCGGTTACGCAGGCGCGACTGGCGCTCTGCAGCCCAGAGACCTTAGGGACCCGACAATGGGAACTAGGTTTATGGCAGAAGGCGGTGCTGTAAAAAAGCCTAAAGGGTACGCTGACGGTGGGAGCGTACCCGCGTTTGACTCAGGCGACCTTAGCGCCGAGGACCTTCAACGACAGCTCGAAGCCCTTGATCAGCGAGTCGTGGAGGAAGAGGTAAGAGCCGCGGCCCAAGCACCAAGCGACACGGATCAAGAAACACGGACCGAGAGCCGTGGCATGTTGGACAGGCTCAATCAGTCGTTTTTCGAGAACGTAACGCAGCCGGTTATAGGTTCGGCGTTGGACATGACCGTGGGCCTTGGTGATTTAGCCCAGCTGGGTGTTAAGAAGGGCGCGGAAGCTTTGGGCATAGAGACCAAGCCGTTTGTGCCGGTGTCTCAACGGTTGCAGGAAAGCGCAGGCGTAGCGGGTTATGACCCATACTCCCCGGCTGCAATCGCCACTCAGATACTGCCGTTTGCTCGAGCCAAGCAGGGAGCCACGGTAGCTGCTACAGAGTTAGGTCGATTGTTCCCCAGTCTAGGCAGAGAGACTGTGGCGTATGGTGGCAGTGAGATTGCGGCTGCAGGTGCGCGTGAGTTTATGCCTGACTCTACGGCGGCAGAGCTTTTAGCCAGTGTAGTAGGTGGGGCAGGAGGATACAGCGGCGCCGATGTAGGCAGCACAGCAATGAGGCAAGGAATTGTTGACCAGAACGCTAAGGGTCACGCACTGCCTCCAGAGCTTTTGGTAGAAGGAACCGGCCAAAAAGCAGAAACGCCTGTTGTTCAGAGTTTTACGCCAAAAAACAAAGACGCAGTGATCGCCAACATTGACGCCACAATCGCAAGGCATCCTGACGCACTGACCAGTGAGCAGAGCTGGGAAAACACAGAAGCAGAGGCTTTTGGCGGCGATTACTTACCGGCGCCGCCGTCTCAAGCGGTTAAATACAATAACGACCCCGCTCTTCTTGCAGCCAAGCTAGATAAGTTGACGCCAGAGCTGAAAGCCAGTGTTGACGAGGGTTTTGGTTATGTGAACCAGATAAGAAACATGTACAACTCCCAGATGGCTACTCCTGAAATGACTGGCAGGTTGTTTATGTGGGGAATTTTATCTAGGGGTGCCGGCCCGGTTCAGCAGGAGGCCGCGTTTATTGATCTGTTGGACAAGGCCCAGCCATTTATAGCCAAGTCGGCCAGAGGGGACTTTACTGAAAGCGACCTTTCTGCGTGGAAAGAAATGGTTAAAGTAAGTCTTCCAAAAGGCTCTCCGTCTAATCAAGTTACAATGAACGCCAATTCTGCAGGCAAGCTGCTTTATGCGCTTTCACAAACAGCAGAAGGCACTAACGCCCCGGCACTTAGGCTCCTCCACAACTCCTTGGCTAACCCTAAGGTTTCTGGTCCAGAGTTTAGGCGTCAGTTTTTCCGGCTTACAAATAAGCCCGGCATAGACAATAAGGTTGTTTCGTTCATAGGTTTAGTGGGTGGCAAGGATGACATGCTGGTTATGGACCGAATACAGTCTCGCCATTTGTGGGATGACGGTCGATATGAAGGCAAGAACATTTATGACGGTATAAACAAAAGCGGCTTGAGCAAGATACTGGTAGGACCGCGTGGCTTGATGCTGACAGAAATGCTAGAAAACGGCATGGGAGACGCAGTGTCTCAGGCATACAAGATGATAGGTCGTCCACAAGACGGTTCTATTGGCAGGATGCACTGGGAAACATGGTTGATTGAAGGAAACCAAGGGGTTTCACACAGCACCCTCCAAGCAGTTAGAAGCGGAACACCTATTGGTGGAGGCGTGACAGAAGGCAAGCCGGGCACTTTTTCCTCTGGAATGACATACCGCCAAGCTTTGGAAGGACCCATAGTTGAATACCCGTTGTCTGACGGTAGTATTGTCCGGATGACGCCTGAACGGCAGAAGGAGTTTGAGGCATTTGTAAAGAAGCCATCAAACGGTATAATACCTACAGGGTTTAAGGTTACCGAGTCTATCACTGGTCCTTGGTACACTAGGCCCGAAGTAGACAGGAGAAAATTAGATGAAGCAGCGAAACAATTCGAGAACGCCAACCCCGACGGAAGCCTTAGATCAGGCGATGTCAGGGATATTCAAGGTCGGGGCGCCCTTTCTGAACGAAGGGGAGACTTCCTCACAGCCTTCCGTAGAGACGCAGCCAACGTCGCAAGATCGACCCGAGGAGTTTCGGGAGGGCCTGATGGACGAAATCTTAGCCAAGAGGCCGGGCCTTACACGAGAGGAACTGTCGGAACAGATGGACGCGATGGGCTTCTAACTTTTAGCCCTGACCAGAATGCTCTGACACAGTACCAAAGCGCGTCTCTTTCTCTACCTGTAATTAGGCAGGTGGATTCAGCCGCGAATGCTGCAGCATATAACGCAGACATGACTCAGGCGATGGCATCCAATTCAATGGCTGCTCAGGTTGATATCAAGTCTCCAGAAGAGCTGGCAGACGCTCGATTGTTCCGTACAGAATCAGGCAGCGGGTTTGCCATCAAGCCAGACGGCGACATCGTGGCTGTATTTGCTTCTGCTAACGAGCCTCGTCGCGGTAGTTATGCCATGCTCCAAGCAGCAGTTCAGGCCGGCGGCAAGAAGCTGGACGCCTTTGACACCTATTTACCTGATATATACGAACGTGTGGGTTTTAGGCCCGTGGCTCGTTTGCCATGGAACGATGAGTTTGCGCCGGATAATTGGGACAAAAACACATTTAAAAAGCACAACAACGGCGAACCCGATATAGTTTTCTTTGTTCACGACCCTGACTACTTTGGGGGAGCCAAAGACGTTCCTGTTGTTAAAGAGTATGCAGACGCCGTCGCGCTTCAAGATAAAGCGATAGAACAGACTCAAGTCTCTTCAATTTTAGAAGACCAACGCAAAGCATGGCGTGAAGCCAACAAAGGAGACTTTAGGCAGGCACAAACGCCTGAGCTTGAGGAGGCTGCTCGAGACCTGCAAGCCAACAAGATATCTATTGAGGACTACGCTCAAAAAGTAAAAGAGCTACGTCCTATTGAGCTAATAACCGAAGTCCCTAAGATTTCTTCTTTTGAAGAGATTGCTTATGCGCTTGATCAAAATAAAGTTGATAAGGGCTTGATAGGACTAAACAAAGAAATCGCTGATGGCACTATGGTTGGTTCTCGGCTAGACATCCCGGCATACAATCAGTTTGATACGTGGGTTGTTTCTCTGCACGAAGGCGCGGGAGTCAGCGGTCCATCAATAGGCTATGGAAAAGTAGCTGTTCTGGACGATGTTAAATTCAACAGTAATCCTGACTCGGCTCTTAAAGTGGCATCAGGTAAGTCAGACAAGGCCCCATTTGCCAGAATGAACGGCAAGTGGCGTAATATGGAAGTCGAAGAAGTCCAAGCTTTGGCCGAAAAGTATCTGAACGATCCTGAGTGGACTCAGGTTGGAATGAATCCTTACCGACACTCTTTCTTCTATGATAAAAACACAGGAATGCCTGTGGCGTCTGCCGATCAGGTGATACAGATCGGCCCATTGGTTCTGGCTAAGAACACTACGACAAGACCACTGAGAAGCCCTGAGCATATGTTGAAGAAGAGTGATCCAGACAATCCGCAGTATTTTAATCGTGGCGGCGACGTAGACCGCAAAGACGACAACAGGACATATATCTAGGACAAGACCATGCCAATAGATAAAGTAGTGAACCTTGCTCCAAATACGACGGTCTCTGTCGTAGATGATATGGAAGATATGCCAGAAATTGAGGTAGTGCTTCCTGACGACGGTGAGTTTGAAATAGAGCTGGTCCCAGAAAAAGACCCTGACTTCTATGACAACCTTGCCGAAGACATGGACGACGGCGACCTAGCTCAGATTTCGTTGGATTTATTGGCGTTTTTCGAGGCAGATAAGAGTTCTAGGGGTGACTGGGAGCAGATGTATGCCAAGGGCCTTGATCTATTGGGCCTGAAGTTTGAAGAACGCAGCAGGCCATTCCGTGGTGCAGCGGGTGCTGTTCACCCAATGCTCACCGAATCCATTGTCCAGTTCCAAGCGCAGGCGTTTAAAGAGCTGATGCCGGCGGGTGGTCCTGTCAGAACTCAGACAATGGGCAAGGAGACGTTGGATAAGGTCCAGCAGGCGTCTCGTGTGCAGGATTTTATGAACTACCAGATCACAACGGTGATGAAAGAGTACACGCCGGAGTTCGATCAGCTGCTGTTTTACACAGGATACGGCGGTTCTGCTTTCAAAAAAGTCTATTATGACTACCCGCTGGGCCGCATGGTCAGCCGAGTGGTGCTTCCTGACGACCTTTATATCCCCTATAACGGTTCCAGTGTCATGTCTGAGTGCCGTCGTATCACTCACCGCATCACAATGGACTCAAATGAGTTCAAAAAGCGCGTTGTAGCGGGCGAATATCGGGACATTGAGGTCGATCCAGACGGTGCAGGCCAAAATATTGACCAGATTGGCGCTGCTGTGGACCGTTTGGTGGGTGTAGAGGCTACCGGAGAGCCTGAAGAGCTGTTTTTGTTGGAGTTTCAGGTCGATTTAGACATTCCGGGCT